GGAGACTCCTTACTGGGGGTATCGAGCCAGTCGGAGAAGATACGACAGGCACCGCTCATTACTAAACGACAATCGGTCATTAATTTATGGTGCTAAATGACGTTCGAACTTCACGCGCATCTTGTCGCGCTTGGAGTTGCAGTGAGGGAACAGGCCGTGGGCGTCGGAGTTGACGGAGAGTTGGATTGCCCGGGCACGCTTGCGCATGGCCTCATGGCTCTTGCCGTACATGCGAGCGATCATGCGAGAGGACAGACAGCCGGGAAGACTGAGCGCCCATCGGATGAGCTCGACGTGCCGGCGGAAATGGAAGTTGTCCGACATGGCCAGGGCGTCGATGAAGGCCTTGAGCATGACGGCCACGAGATCGCGGGAAATGAAGGCGTCGACCTCGACGTGCTCCTCGCGGTTCGTGTTCATCCAGGCGACGTGCTCGTCCTTGACCTTGAAGACGTGGCGGGACTGAACCATCTCGCGATAAGGCAGCACGCCGGCGTTGCGCATCTTCTCTTGCACCTTCTTCGGCTGGGAGAAGAACCACGCGTCGAACGAACGTGCCTCATCCGCCGGAGCGGTCAGGTCATTCAGTCGTGCCTTGGTCATTCATCTCGGACGGTGCAGAAGGTTTTGACGGGGGCAACGTGCAAAGGTTATACCAGGTATTGTCCCTCGGTCTGTATTCGATGAGCCCTAACAGGCGAAGGCGACGGATCAGGGAGTCTCGTCTCATGCGGCGCTTCTTGCCCTTGCGGTGGTAGGGGAAGACGAGGAGGTGCTCGTCGAGCTGCGCCGGTGTCAGGGTAGTCGGCCAGGTGCGGACGGTCTCGAGGATCGCCGTGTTGACGTCCTGCCGGACTTCAGTGGCCTTGGCGGTGGCCTTGGCTTGGGCGACTTCCATCTTGGGTCGTTTATGTTTCCAGAGCCACTTGCGGCGCTTTGTGATCTCTCGGCGGATGGCGAGGAAGGCAAGTTGACGCGGGGAGAGTTTCCGGGGCATGTGCGTAGGCTCGGTAGACTTGCGGCCTAGAAATTATTTATCTTCCCCCGTCGCGCCAGCAGAGGGGGTAGAAGTATAAATAACTACCCCTGCGGTAGACGGACTTGCATACCCTAGCGGCGAGGTCATGATTAGGGTCGGGATGGGGGGCTTGGAGGGTCGGGGGGTGTCCTACCCCTTACATGGACTGAAGACGCCCCACAGGTGCCTTGGCGGGGCTGGAATGACCCTTTGCGGGGGCGGCCTCGGTGGCGGTAGAGGGGGCGTGTTCCCAGCGCAGGACGCCTTCCTCCTGGGAGTGCTGGAGGTAGATGAAGCCGGATCGCGAGCGCTCGCCGGCGATGTCGGTCAGGCCGCAACGGGAGGCGCGCTTGGAGAAGCCGAACTTGTAGCGGGCGGGCTCGCCCTTGGTTCGGTAGAGGAAGCCGGCGTCGCGGGCGAAGTTCGTCCACTCAGCGCTCCCAGCTCCGAGGTAGGCAAGTTGCGATGGGGTCATGCTGTCCAGGTCGTCGGCCGACTTGGGCTTCGTCGTGTGGTGCATGTAGATCATGGCGGCCTTCGTGCGCTTCAGGACGGGGTCGACTTGTGTGCGCAGCCAATCGGTCGTCAGGGACTGGTCGGCGATGTCAAACCCTGCATAGGCGAGAAGAGGATCCACCCAGACTACTTCGGCGCCGTGCTTCAAAATCAGGCTTTCGAGGAAGGCCGGGAAGGCCGTGCCCATGTGCTTAGTGTCGCGGACGATGGCGATGTTCTCCTTTAGCCGTGCCCGTTCGGTGTCGGTCATCTTGCACGTCGCACCCTGCCAGGCCTCGGCGATGTCGCCCCCGTCGTTCTCGGCCTGAAGGATAAGCGTCCGCAGGGGACGCACGGGAGCGAGGCCGAAGACGGACTGGCCCAGGGCCCACGAGGTCGCAATCTGCATCATCAGAGACGACTTGCCCGTGCCGGAGAAGCCGACGATTGAGACGGCGTAGCCTTCGCAGAGCCAGCGCCGTGCCTTGCCGACGAGGACGGTCTTGTCTTCGAGGGGGTCGAAGTTGTCGAGGGCGTCGAGGTCGAACCATTCGCCGGTGTCCTTCTCGCGCTTGGCGGCCTTGCGCTGTTCGGAGAGGCGGGCATAATGGTCGAGCAAGACGTCCGGGTCGGTCGCGTTGGCGACGATCTCGGAGGCCTTGCGGAGCAGGGCGGCCTTTGCGATGAGGTCGACGTGTTCCTGACGATAGGCCGATGTGCCGGCATCGCTGACCAGGAGCGATACGGCGGCGGCCTGAACGGGCGAACCGACCTCTCGCAGCTTCTGGGTGACGGTCAGCTCGTCGGCCGTGATGCCGTCGACGCCTAGGGATAGGATTGCGCCGACGATGTCCTGATGGGCAGGCTCGAAGAAGTCGGAGGCCTTGAGGTCGGGCGGGAAGGGGAGGCCGTCGCGGAGGAGGACGCCGATGAGGTGGCGTTCCGCGGCGACGTTGTTCGGCGGGATCATGAGAAGAGAGGAGGGGAGGGATGGGGGCGTGGATGCCCTGCGTCAAATCTTTTAACGGAAGAGGGCCATGACGGCGCTCTTGAGGTAGTAGGCGTTGCGGTGGATGCCGATGATGCCGCGGCGGGTCTTGAAGTACTTAGGTTTCAGGCCTGCCCGGGCGATACGGGAGCGGACGGAGACGTCGGAGAGTTTCAGCTGCACGGCGACGTCGACGATGCGAACCCAGCCCTTGGGGACGGTTTCCTCCTGGTGCTCGAAGACTCGTGTCGCGGCCTCGGCGATGGTGCGGTAAGGCGGGACGGGGCGGTAGACATAGGCCATGTGACACTGCCCGGTCTTCGCCTTGAACTGATGGGGCTGACGTTCCAGCAGGCCTCGGCGGTGAAGGTCGAGGGCACGGGAGGACGCGTTGCGCGTGTGGGCCATCCGCAGCTCTTCGCGGATCTGCTCGACGGTGAACCAGCCCTTCGGGGGCGGGATGTCGCCTTCCATGCGTAGCGCCTTGATGAGGGCGAGAGGGTCGAAGCGCTTCATTTGCTCTTCGGGGTGAAGACCTTGAGGTCTGTCGTCCAGACCCAGCGTGAGCCGACACGGTGGACGAGCCAGACTTTCCAGTCCTGCCCGTCGACCCAGCCGGCCGCGAAGCCCGAGCCCCAGCGGGAGGTCGCTAGGCGGTGCGACGCGTAGGCCATCGCATCCTTCTGGCAGAGACAGCCGGCGGAGAAGGCCGCGCCGCCCTGGGCCTTCGTCAGGTTGACCTGGGAGAGCGTGTGCGTGTGCCCGTGGATCAGGGCGCCGCCTCGGTCGGCGTAATGCTTGCCCTGCTCGGCGGTTGCGTTGATGCCGTGGGCGTAGCCGTGGATAAAGGCCACGGGGCCGAGGCGGTAAACGCCCTTCTCGGCGTGATAGGGGAGGATTGTCTTCGCTCCGCAGCTCTTCGCGGCGGTCTTTATCCTGGCCTCGAGGTCGGCGCAGTAGTCGCGGACGAGGGCCGAGCCGGAGGTATGCTGGAGGGCGACGGCGCGGTGCTCGTGATTGCCCATCAGGTAGACGGTGGGCTTCGTGCGCTCGAGGAAGTCTTCGCCGGCCTGGATGTCGGCCATCAGGGACTCAGCCCCTTCGGCGTCGTTGCCCACGCCGCGGCGAAGACTGCGAAAATCGAAAGCATCGCCTAAATGGACGCGGACGGTCGGCTTGTAGTCCTTGATGAACTCGCACAGGGCCTCGACGGCGTTCTCGTCGGCCATGTCGCCGTGATTATCGCCGAATGCGACGAAGCGGATAGGTTTGCTCATTTGTTTTCTAGGTGCGGGATGGGTTTGCCGGCGTCGTAGGCCGCGAGCATCTCGTCGCGGTGACGGCGGGCGGTCTCCAGGTCTTTGCCCAGGTTGTGGACGATGTCTGTCTTGCGCCGACGGATGCGCAGCCACCAGCAGGCGCCGAGCTTCTGGAGGTGGTGGTTGGGGTTCTCGGTCTTGATGTATGCCGGCTTGTCGTTGCGCCCGGTGCGGGTGTACTTGGGGCAGGCCGCGAGGAAGGCCAGGCGCTCCGGGGAGATGCCGATGCGCTGGCCCCAGGCGATGGTCTCGGGGTCTAGAGCTTCCATGCCTTCGCGATGTAGCGGCCCTCCTGCATGATCGTGTTACGGGAGTTAGGGGCGAAGGTCAGTTCGAGGTCGAAGGCGTGCTTCTCGCGTATCTCGCAGATGCTGTCGAGCTCCTCCTGGTTGGCGGGGCCGACGCCGGCGGTGGCGACGTAGATCGTGCGCACGCGCCAGCCTAGGTCGTGCAGCATCTCTTCGCAGACGGCGACCTCGTTAGCGTACCTAAGGTCGGAGCATACGACGGTCTCGGGGGCGAGTTCGTCGGGCGACATCCTGATCGGGCAGAACTGGGCGAGGTTCTTCGCGAAGATGTCCACGTCGAGCGACCGGGCGAGTTTGCCAGCGGCCACGAGGAAGTCGCGGTGCCTGACCTTGAACTCCTCGTTATGGAAATTGCCCTCCAGGTTGAGGGACATGAGGTAGTCATTCGCGGCGTCCTTAAGGTAGTCGGCAAAGTTTGTCTTTCGTGCCGGCCTGCGGGCCCACTCTAGGATGCCGGTGGCTAAAGTATCTTTGCCTGCCCTTGCGAACCCGCTCACTAGCACGAGAGTAGGGGCGGACATGTTGCTCATGCGGAGGCTTGTGCCTTGCGCGTGGCTTTTGCGATGCGTGACGCGATGCGGGTCTGACGGCCGGAGAGGCCGAGACGACGACGGACGCGGCGGAGGTTAAGGTCGGGCGCCTTGAGCAGCGCCTCGACCAGGGCCTCGCGGATCTTGGCGAGGTTGTGCATCAGTAGGGGACTTCGTCGGGGCCGGGGAGGTCGTTGACGACGGGCTTCTGGCTTCCCTTGGGATAGGTCAGCTTGTACTTGAATTGCGGCTTGCCGTTGTACTCGCCCGAGGGGGTGGCCTCGACGCCGATGAGGCACGTCTTCCCGCAGGCCGGGGTGATGTATTCCAAAAACTCTGCCGGCGTTGCGTCCACGCGGATCTCGTTTGTGTACGTCCCGCTGAACTTGCCGACGAGCATCGCGAGGGGCTTGCCCCACTTCGAGGAGAAGGACTTCGAGAGGCAGTTGCCCTGGTCGTCGAGGAAGAATAGGCGGCAGGAGACTGTGCCGTCTTCCCACGCGCGGATCTTGTCGAAGGCGGGCTTGATGAGTTTGAGTTTATACGTCCCCGCGGTCTCGATGGACTTCAGGGGCTTGCGGTCGTTGTTGGGTTCCATGTTAGGCGAAGGTGATGGGGGCGGCGGTGGTCGTGGACTTGACGTCGATGACTTGGATGTCGTCCGGGTAGGCAGGCCAGACGCCGGACTCGGTGCAGGCCTTGTAGGTCGTCAGCGCCTTCTCAAAGTCGGCGATGGCCCAGGACATCAGCTCAGGGCCGATCTCGCAGACGGCGGTGGCGAAAGGCGGCTCCTTCTCGACGAAGAGGAAACGGAAGCCGAGGGGGCGGCGGCCAGTCGCGAGCTCATAAACGAGGCGGTACCAGTATGCCTGCAACGCGTATTTGTACGAGCGTATGCTCTTGAGCATGCCGGCGGCCGTCGCTTCGCCAGGGCCTGTGGTCTTGATGTCCCAGAGATAGTCGCCGGCCACGCCGTCGATGGCGGCCTTGAGCGGGACGCCGTTATAGTCGACGTGGTACATGACCTCGGTCGCGTCGAACTCGACGCCGAGGCGCTTCAGCGCGTGACGGGCGGACGCGGCGACGAGGTGGCCGACCGCGGACTCCTCAGCGTCGAGGATGGTCTTGCCGACGTTGGCGGTCTGGAAGGCGGCCCAGGTCTCCTTGCCTTCCTTCGTGCGGCGGTCGACCTCCGGGGCGGTCGCGTAGAGGTCGTTCAGCGTGTGAGGCTCGAGGATCGCGGAGTGAACGAAGGTTCCGAAGCGGAGGGCCTTCGTCTCTTCCTGGGGCGTGTGGATGTAGGCCTGGTAATGCGCCGGCGAGGTCAGGAGGTGCTTGGCGGCGGACTGGTTCAGCGCCGGGAAGGCGCGGTATTCTTTGCGGTCGTGGATTTGTGGCATGGTGGGAGGAAAGGTTCAGAGGTTCGCGTCGTCGTCGGTCGGGCCGTGCTCTTCGACGTGCGCCGAGAGGAGGTTGCAGAGGTCGATTGCGTTGTCGGCGGCGAGGGCCACGCGGTCGAGCTGATTGCGGAGGACGCGTTCGTGGGCGATGACGGCCTTGATGCGGTCGTAGACGGGTTTGACGTGATAGGCCTCCTCGATGTTCTCGACTTCGAGGCGGTCGAGTTCGGCTGCGGCCTCATTGATGGCGATCTGGAGTTGCATCAGATCGGAGCCGGCAAGGGTCACGGACTCTTCAGGGGTCGGGCGGAGGGCGGCGACTTCGCCGGCTAACTGGCCGAGGATGTTCCTCAGGTATTCGCGGTTGGTCATTTGATGAAGGTAATCTCCTTTAGTTCGCCCGTCGGTGCTAGGGTAAAGAAGCGGACGACGGAGCGGGAGAGGGACGGGTAGGTCTTGCGCTTCCACGCGTTGAGGTCGGTCAGGAAGTCGGCGTGTTTGCGGGCGGTAAGTTCGACGTATGGGAAGCCGTCCAGGAGAAGCAGCAGGGCATACTGGCCGCGGACGGTCGTCGCGATCTTCTCGATGCCCTTGGGGAGGTCAGCCATGTGATTTATTTCCCTCCTTTTTCAGCCGATCGAGCTCGGCTTGCAGCCTGAAATATCCTTCGTGCATGTACCAAAAATCGGTAAGGGCCTTAGAACTTACCTTTTTCAGCAGCTCTACCTCGTCATAAAGAATCCTATAGTCATCCCATGACACCCAGAGTCCTTCGCGACTCAATACCATATCATGAGTTCTACTCCCCGGATTGAATCGTAGGGGCTCGCTCATCGGTTTTGCCAAAGGTAGACGGCTCCGAAGAATATAAACGTCAGTCCGAAAACGGAATCAAACCGACTCTCCATTGTGCTATCGTTGAAGGCGATATCCAAGAATGACACAATCGCAGAAAAGGCGAGCGTGGGAACCGCGGTTAGGCAGAGTTTTTTCAGTATGTATAAGTAATCGAGGCACATTAGTTTTTCAGCCATGGTTGCGGGCTTCCTGCCATTCCTCGATGGCGTCGATGAGCTCGTCGGCGTGGATGCGCTGCGCGTGGCGGACGCAGTACCAGAGGGCGTCGCCGGCCTCGCGCATGCCCTCGAGGCGCTCTTCGAGCTGCTTGATGCGGGCGTCCTTGGCCGCGAGGAGGTTCTGGCCGTGCATGGCGCCCATGGCGGCGGAGATGGGGTCGAAGGGATTGAAGTCCTTGGGGTCGCTCATTTGGTCAGGGGGCGGGAGGTGGCAGGGGGCAGGGAAGAAACGGCCGCAGAACGAAAGCCAGAGGCCAAAGAACCATCGTCGTCCAGGTCGACCGAGATGCCGCAGGCTGTGCTGACCGACATCCGTCGGGCGTAGGTGATCAGGCCGCCGACCTGTTGGGCGGTCAGACCTTCGGCCTTCATCAGGAGCGTGCCGAAGTCGAAGCGCTCGCCGGAGACGTGCAGGAAGGCGGTCGAGACGCCGATCTTGCCCTCCTGGGAGACGAGGGTCTGGATGAGGGCGAGGTTATGGTCGAGGAGGACGGGCTTCACGGCGTCCAGGAGCGCGTCGAGGGAGACGTACTTGGCGGTGAAGTTGGCCTTAACGACCTTGTTGGCTTTGACGTTGTCGAGCTGCGCGAGGGCGGCGACGAGGTCAGCGGTGGCGGACTGGGTTTTAGGCGTGGTGCTCATGTGGGAAGAGTTACTTGTTGCCGACGGTGGCGGGGTCGGCGCCGGCGATGATGGCCTTGATGGCCTCGAGCGTGAACTGACGCGTGCGGCCGTCGATGCGGAGGTTGTAGTTGTCGCCGGAGGGGCGGACGGTGGGCGTGAGGAGTCGGGCGACCTTGTTGTCCGGCAGCAGGATGTACTGCGTGCCAGGGATGAGCCTAATCTCAGCGTGAGGGGAGAGGGTGTTTTTCTTCATAATGGGAAAGGTTACAAAAGGGAGGGTTTGCCTGAGTTATGTTAACTCAGTTGATGACGCCGCGGATGGCGGAGTCGTAGATGAGTAAGGCGTCGGCGTTCCAGTCGTAGACATCGGTCTGCGGGAAGAGCTCTTTCGCCCGGGCCTTGAGATGTCGCTTCCAGCCAGCGCCGTGGTCGGCCTTCTTTCCGACGGGGTGGGTCTTCTGCCAGGCCTTCGGGTCGATGCGGCGGACTTGCCAGCCCATCGCGACCGAGGCGCCGTAGATTACGCCGACATTGAATTGAAGTTTGGCGATAGAGGCGCCGGGTATCTTCGGGCCGTAGCCGGCGACGGACGGCGTCTCGAGGAACAAGGCGACGGACTTCGCTTTGCAAGAGAGCTCGGCCATCAGCTCGCAGATCTCGACATCAGAGCCGGGCATCTTGCGCGTCTCGATGCCGATGCCGTCGACAGACCAGACGAAGGCGCCGTTTGCACCGGGGTCGACAGCGATAACCATGTGAGCCATGGTCGAAACTTTCAACGGCTCAAAACCTTTTGCGAGCGGAATAAATTGCCGACTCGTTCGGCGTAGTCGTTCGGCTTGAAGCGTCGGTCGACGGCGCCTGACCAGCCCACGTTCCAGACCAGGGCGAGTTGTTCCGGGGTCGGGGCGATGACGCCGATCCGGGCGAAGTTGTCGCGGATGGTTCGGAGGTGTGCGGACGCGATCATGTCCTGGGCGGTCGGGTTGCGCCACTTAGACCATTGATAATGGTAATGGCCCTCACGCTTCAGTCGCTCGTTTGCATCGTCCCAGGCGGCCTTTCCGACCTGATACATGCCACGCTCGCCGGCCTTGCCGACGGCCTTGCGGTTCTGGCCAGACTCGACGACGGCGATGCACTCGAGCAGTGTGGCCTCAGCTGCGGCCGCGGCGTTAAAGCCGAGGAGCAGCAGGGCGACGATGGAGAAGGGGCGCATGGGCTTATGCACGGGGCTTGCCATCCTTGGCGGCTCGCTTGGCGTCTAACCAACAATCAATTATTTCTTCGCATTCTTGGCAGCCGCATTGAGGCCACAACTGGTCAGCCATCGCATCCCCGGCCTTGGTCAGCCGCTCGACCTGTGCGGATGCGTCACAGCACATCCCGTGTTTTCGGTCGATTGCATCAGCCCCGACGATGGCGGTCAGCCGCTCGACCTCGGCCTTGAGGCGGGCGTTCTCGGCTTCGAGCGCTTCGGTCGCTTTGTATGCGCCGTTAGACCAGGCGATGGCGCTGACGCGTTCGACGTGTTCGCAAGTATCTTCGCCCTTAAGCGGAGGCATTCCGCTTCCCTCCCTATGCCACCAGATTTTAAAGTCTTCGCTCATACGCGGCGGGGGACTTGGGAGCCGGCGATCTCGAAGCCGTCGAAGGTGTAGGAGTAGGTCACGCCGACCCAGCCGCCGGCGGCCGCGTAGGCCTCGAGACGGATGTCGGACGCCCCGTCTTCCGACAAGGCCTCATGGTAATGACTCAAGAGCTTCTCCATGCGCTTAGACTTGATTGCGGTCTTCGCGGAGCAGATGTCCCCGCACATGATGCGCTCATTGATTTCGTAGAGCTCCGAAAGCAGGGCGACCATGCCGTCGAGGTGTTTGAATGAGCTCACGACTGGCCTCCGTTCTTTCGGCGTTCTTCGTCAAGCATAGCGAGGAGACGCAATCCTGCGTCCTTATGGCTTTTGATGACCTCGTGAAGGTGCTCTACCTCGGTGCGGAGCTTCGCGATCTCCTCGGACTGGTCGGCGATGATGTGCGACTGGAGGGTCAGCGCGTCGTCGAGGCGGTCGGAGAGGGCGCGGAGGGCGTTCGCTGACGTGTGCAGCGTCCGGGCGTACGACCAGGGGAAGAGCCACCAGAGGCGGGGCTTGGAGTTCGGTTTGATGATGGTCATGGGATGGTAGGGGCGGTGGGAAGGGCAGGGCATCAGCGGTAGGATTGGAACTTGTAGTCGAGAATATCCTTCTCGCGGTGCTGGCGCTTGATGTGGCCGTTGTTCGCAAGCCAGCGGTAGACGGTGCAGGCGTTGATGCCGACGATCTCGGCGGTCTTCTTGGCGTTGCCGGTCTTCTGGTAGACAGGCAGGACGCGCTTGGCCCAGTCGCTCTTGTCGTGAGCATAGATCGTGCGGCCGTTGTGCCGGTGCAGGCGGTGGCCGAGGATGTGCAGCCACTGGCGGACGCAGGACGCGGTGATGCCCAGACGGGCGGCGATGTCGAGGGCGCCGAGGCGTTCCTTCTGGTCGAGCTGCGGGAGTTGAGCGCGGAAGGCGATGATGCGGTCAAACTTGAGTTTGCTCATCTGGACGCCGTTCAGCGTGTGCGTGGCCTTCGGGGGGCGGGGGGCTTGTCCTTTAGGCATTGTGAGAAGGTAGGTCGAAGATTTGCTGGCAGAGACTGATGACTTCGGCTTCCGACTGATAGCCGATGACGTCACTGGTGATGGGCGTATCGTAGCAAGGGCCGTTCTCGGTCACCACTGCAACCTCCCATAGACCTTTCTCGTATCCATACGAACCGTCGAAGCGTACGATGCTTGCTCCGTAGCCATTAGGGAACATGAGCCTTACGCAATCACCGCCCATGCGGTGCTCTACCATCAGGTTGCTGATTTCCTCGAATGATTTCGGAGGCGTGGGCATGTCGTTCTTGTAGGGCATGGTCTTATTTGTTGCGCTTGGCGTACGGGCCGCGGCGGTTGAGGTTCGTCCAGGGAATGCCGGCGAGGGCGATCCAGGAGCGCACGGCGCCGACGGAGACGCCGAGGGCCGTGGCCGCGTCGGCCTGAGACTTGCCGGCCTCGTTGAGGGCGTTGAGCTGCGGGAGCGTCTCTGCGAGACGACGGGCGGCGTGGGGGAGCACCGGGCGGGACAGGCGGACGGGCCTGTTGCCGACGGTGATGAGGTCGATGGGTTCTTGGTTCATGGTCGTGGGAGGAGATTAGGCGAGGTGCCAGCAGAGGATCGTGACCTTCGGTCGGTTGTGGGAGCCGGCGTCGCGGTACTCGACGACCTGGTCGAAGAGGGCGCAGACATCGGCCTTGGCCTTGGCGGTGACGTACTGATTGAAGTCGCCGGCGGTGGGCTCACTGGCGAGGACGACAAGTTGGCCGCGGGCGTGGTCGATGCCGTAGAGGGCATAGGAGCCGATGCCTTTGACGTAGCCGTCCTTGTCCTTGACGCTGGCGGCCTGACGGAAGTCGAGGACGCGGCGCTTGAGGAGTTCTTGCATGGCCTTGTCGGAGACGAGTTCGGCCTTCTTGGTTTTCTTGGTGGTGCTCATGGTGTGGGTGGGAGGGAAATTAGCGGTGACGGCGGACGACCTTGGCCTTGACGGGCTCCGGGCCGTTGATGGCGCGGTAGAGTTCGGGGCCGCAGAAGGTGACGACGGCGAGCCAGCCGAAGATGACGATGGCGGCGAGGGTGACTAGGGCTTTCATGGGTGTGTTTTCGTGGGTGGAGATTAGGCAAGGCAGATGCCGTAAGCGTTAAGCACCTCGGTGACGTGCTCGGGATGGCCTTCGGCCTTCCAGGCGTTCCAGAGGTTCTTCGCGGCGATCTTGAAAGCCTTGTTGG